CGCATGTACAACGCATTGGCGATGAGTTGATGATAACGGTCAACGGGTGGCCCGAGGGATTGGACCCAAAGAATTCCACGAGATCGCCGTCGAAGTTAACGAAAGCGTACGCGGTGTCTTCGGCAATACAGTCAACCACACCCAACTGATCACTTTCCCAACCTGCGTGCTCGCACAAGTTGCGCAAGACACGGAAGGAGAGAAGGATGATGAGTGCTTCCATCTTCTTGTCAAACTTCCCGTAGTCGCCAGCAACCATACGGTCAAACCCAAAGTGGGTGAGAAACTTGTAATAACTCTGCCACTCCAGGGATTGCACCGTGCAGCCAGGCGACGCCTCAAAGACGAACGGATTTTCCTGCATCAACTTGACGACCGGAAGGAGGAACTGACGCACCACGAAACTCCAGTCAGCTGGCGCAGCGGTGAACACTCTCACCTTACCGTCAGCCACTTTCTTCGTAGCACGCGGCTCATCCTTCAACTTGCCACTGAACACTGGACACGCTCTCTGACCCTTCGCATACGCTTCTTTGATCCGAACAATACGTGCCGTGACTTCCTCATCGAACTTCATGTCCCCTTCGACGCCCGTCAGGTAAGCCTTCTTCGTCTTGTTGTACGGTTCTCCCATTGACGACTTGAAGTTCATCTTGTCGATGAATCGCACGCCAGGAATACCATTGATGGTGGCCCTGTCCGACAAAGGTTCCAACACGCTCAAGGATCCTGGTGGGAGTGCACTCAAAATGTCGTCGGTGTAGGCTCGCGCTATGGCTTTCATGGTTGATCCACTCAGCGATCCGTACTTCTTCTGAGTTGAATCTACCAAAGCGTGACGCCATGGTCGATAGTCGCGCAGCTGAGGGGCTGTGAAATCGACGTTCCATCCACGCTCTTGCAGGATTTGGGGACCCAGCAAGGTTGGACGGACTTTGGATCGCGACGAGGGCATGGTGCCAGAGTAGCTACCGAACACATTTAGCGAACCCTCCTCCAACCAACGGAGTGGCGACTTCTGACGAAGATCAACGAGGAGTTTCGGACGGCTCTCAGCACCAATCACAGGCGCAGAACACTGAACCACTGGCATGTCAAAGTGTGCAAGAGCTGTAGCCACAACGTCGGTATCGATCTCCGTAGCCCACACCGATCCGTGCACGTTACCGAGTGCGTGGATACCAACGATAGCCGTAACTGGTTGGTGAACAAACATGGGTGATCCACA